CAACCAACAACCGAAGGAGAACAAGTGTCTGACACTACCGTTCCTGCTCCTGCCGAAGAAACGGTAGAAGCAGCTAAAGTAGAAGCAGCGGCTCCAAAGCCAGCGTTCTACACAACTCCTCGCTCACCTATCGTTAATGCGGCTTCCTACTTGGAGCACAGCATCAAAGCGGCAATGGGCAACGAGGAATCCTCACTTTATGTGAAGGCTGCAAACGACACCAGCACAAATACTGGTCTCACACTCGCACCACACCTAAACGAGTTCGCAACAAACACAATCGACGGCCGTCCAGCTGTTGATTCAATTTCAAAGGGTGTTCTACCGGCTTCCGGAATGAGCTTTACCTTGCCTAAGCTTTCCACAGCTCCGACAGTAACTCTTGAGGCTGAAAACGGTGCTCTTGGTGGAACTGAAATGGCATCTACTTACATCACAGTTGATGTTAAGAAGGCTGCTGGAATCCAGACAATCTCTTGGGAACTTCTCGATCGTTCCTCACCAGTTTTCTACGATGAACTCATCCGCGAACTGAACTCTGCTTATGCTAAGTACACAGATAGCGCAGTGATCGCAGCGTTCACCGCTTCCGGAACTGCCGCATCAACACAAGCTGCAACAATCGCAGGACTCAAGGCGTACATCGCCAAGGAAGTTCCAGCCGCTTACGCAGCATCCGGCAAGTTCGCCAAGAACCTAGTCGCTAACACCGCTTGGTGGGAGACGATTATGTCTGCAGATGACACAACAAACAGAAGCCTATTTATGGCAGCACAGCCACAAAATGCTTCAGGTGTCGTTTCTGGTCAGTCAATTCAGGGCAATGTTCTAGGACTCAACCTCGCAGTTGATCCACATATGTCCGTCACAACTCTCATCGACGAGTCAGCATTTATCGTCGCTCCAGAGTCCTTCCGTTACTACGAGTCACCAAAGACCTATCTACAGGTTCAGGCTCTCGCAAATGGACAACTTCAGGTCGCGGTTTACGGTTACTACGCAATCGCCCCAATCTTCGGTGGCGGAGTACGTCGCTTTAACCTCACCTGATAACTAGTCAGACTGGCCGCTCCCGACCAGTCTGATCCCTTGAACGAATAGGAGACGAGATGCCAACTATCATCACAGCCACACAGCTTCGGTCGGTGCTTGGTGTCTCGTCATCCCTATATTCTGATTCTTACCTTGATGACATTATTGACACGGCTGAATCGGTTATTCTTCCGATGCTTACAAAGTATGCAATCGCGGTCGATGCCGTTTCACTTACCGATAACGTTGCTTATTTTTCTACCACTAATCTCAATCCTTTCACAGAGGGTCAATCGGTAGTCATTACCGGATGTGGATCACCTTTCAATGGCACTCACACAGTTACAACAGCTTTACTCAATGACGCTGCGTTCTCAGTATCAATCACAAATGCAGATGTCATTTCCAAGAACGTCATCCCTAGTGGACTTGCCACACTCTCAGGTGCTTCTACTTATGTCGGCAATAGCGCAGTCGAGTCAGCCGTTTACGCAGTTTCTACCGAAGTCTTCCAATCCAGAACCGCAGTAGGCGGACAAATTGAAGGCGTAGATTTTGCTCCATCCCCTTTCCGTCTTGGCCGTTCCCTTTTCAATCGAGTCTCTGGTCCTCTAGGGCCATATCTTGACGTAGAGACAATGGTTCAATGAGTATCCTTTCCTCAATCCGGCAACCATTGGCTACTGCGTTGGCTGGTGTCTCGGCTAACGTTTTCACTCACGTTCCAGAAAACGTCCCAGTTCCAGCCGTAATCTTGGTCCCCGATTCCCCTTATTTGGAATTGGAGACAATCAATAAAACGACGCTCCACGCCAAGATCAATATGACGGTCACAGTCTGCGTTGCTTATGCGTCTAATCCAGCAGCCCTCGACAATCTCGAGCAGTTGCTATTTTCAGTTTTGGCTGCAATTCCAGCCGGCTATGAAGTCGGTCCGGTAGAGCGTCCAACGGTTACTCAGGTCGGTTCTAGCACAATGCTAGTTGCGGATATTCGAGTTTCCACCTATTACACAAACTAATCTAAGGAGAAAAAGTGGCAACCACAGTTATTACCGGTCGCGACATTTCGCTGTCTTTCACAGGTGGAACTGACATCGAAGCGCAAGCAACCAACGCTGTACTCACAAAGACCTTCGTTCGCGAGACATATCAGACTCTCGATGGCGAAGCGTACAAAGTCGTAAACACAGAAGGAACTTTCCAACTCGATATGCTGGCGGACTGGGGTAAGGCCAACTCAGTATGCGAAGCCATTTGGGCAGCTTGCGACACAGCACCAAACACAGAAATCAGCGTAACTCTGACGGCCGCAACTGGCGCACAATTCGTATTTCCAATTCTGCCTGAGTACCCAACAGCGGGCGGATCAGGAACTTCAGCACAAACAGTTTCCTTCACCTTCAAAGTTGCAAGAGGCGAAGTCACCGAAACAATTAGCTAAAAGGGAGATCGGGAGCAATGAAATTACCAATCACAATTACATATAACTCAGGCGAGCAAGCCACTTACGTAGCCCAACCGCCTGAGTGGGCTAAGTGGGAACGCGAGACAAAGAAGACCATCCAAGATGCCGCAAACATCGGTATATGGGATTTACTATATCTCGCTTACCACGCACACAAGAGAGCCAATGGCGGCAAGCCAGTAAAGCCTTTTGAAGCTTGGATAGATACCGTTGCCGATATTGATTCCGAGACTGATAGCCCAAAAGACATCCGGTCGGAAGCCTCAATCGACTAATAATCGAATTGGCTATCGCGACCAATATCCCGATGAACTACTGGGTTGATGCCGATGACATCCTCACAGCCTTAGACATATTGAAGGAGAGAAACGGTGGCAAGTGAAACGATTGCTTATGATCGCCGCGAGCTCCGTTCTATTATCGGCGCGTTCAAGGCAATGGATCAAGAGGCAATCGACCAAGCCCGCAAACAATCTGGTGCATTGGCTGAATATGCTGCAAACGAAATTAAGGCCTACTCACTTAGCCGAACATTCGGACAATCCGCAGTCTCACGAATCGTTCAAGGTGTCCGAATCTCAAAGTCCAGCAAAATCGGAGAGTTCTCATACGGATTTGCTTCTCAGCGTTTTTCTGGTGGAGCATCGACTAAAGACCTCTGGGCAGGTTATGAATTTGGAAGTAATCGCTATAAACAATTTCCAAGGCGTACACCAACTAAAGGCCGAGGCAATTCGGGGTATTTCATCTACCCTACCCTTCGCAAGATTCAACCTGAATTAGTTAGACAATGGCAGGAAGCCTTCTCGGATATATTGAAGAAGTGGGATAAATAATGGCTGACAGTAGAACATTAAAACTTTCCATTCTTGCCGATGTCGATGACCTAAAAAAGAAGCTTTCGACTGGCTCGCAAGAGGTTGAAGGCTTTGGATCTAAACTCGCAGACTTTGGTAAGAAGGCTGCCGCCGCTTTTGCTGTAGCCGCCGCCGCTGCTGTTGCCTATGCTGGAAAGTTAGCCATCGATGGCGTTAAAGCCGCTGTTGAAGATGAAGCCGCTCAAAAGCGTCTGGCTACCACTCTTGGCAACGTAACAAAAGCAACTGATAAACAAATAGCCTCAGTAGAGCGAGCAATAACTGCAATGTCGCTCCAGTATGGTGTTGCTGATTCTCAACTTCGTCCGTCCTTAGATCGCTTGGTCCGTTCAACCGGCGATGTCACAAAAGCGCAAGAATTACAAAGTCCTTAGATCGCTTGGTCCGTTCAACCGACGATGTCACAAAAGCGCCAGAATTCCATAAGTTAGTCCTTGATATTTCAGCCGGTACTGGCAAAGAACTTACAGCTGTATCTGAAGCCCTTGGTAAAGCCTATGACGGAAACCTTGGTGCTCTCAAGCGTCTTGGTGTCGGAATAGATGAATCCATATTAAAGAATAAAGATTTTGATGGTGCAGTTGCAGCCCTTTCCAAAACCTTTGAAGGACAAGCCACAGTCCAGGCTGATACCTTTGAAGGAAAGATGGCTCGGCTATCAGTAGCCTTCGATGAAGCCAAGGAATCAGTCGGCGGATTCATTCTCGAAGCCATCACTCCTATTGTTGAAAACATCGTCAATAAGGTCATTCCTGCCGTTTCGAGTTTCATTGACTCAATGGGCGGTAAAGAAAGTCTCCTTGCAGTCTTTGGTGAATTCGTCTCAGCTGCTAAGTCATTCTTCATTCCAGTTATTGAAGGCATCCAAAACGCTTTCAACACAGTCAAGAAGGCTGTTGAAGATAATCGAGAAGAACTTGCAGCCATTATTGATTTCGCTAAAAAGTTCCTATTGCCATTCTTTGGCGGAGCGTTGAAACTTGGTATTGAAGCTGTCGCTAAAGCCTTTGCATTAGTCCTCAATGTGGTGGGCGGAATCGTCAGCGGGCTTGAAAAGATGATTAGTCTTGGCAAATCAATCGGTGGAGCCATCGGTGGAGTCTTCGGTGGTGGGAAGGCCCTAGGCGGTCCAGTCAATGCCGGAACTACC